ACAAACAGTTGCTCCTTCTTCAATCTTCTTAACATCAGCAGATTTTACAATACCACCATCGTATGTTTCCTCTGCTTCAGGAACAATACACAACAGCCGATAGCCTTTAACATCAGGTAGTTGAGTAGCTAATTTTGCAATCGCTTCATCTCCTGATACTTTTTTACCATTTTTGGTTGTTGTAATTTTAGATTTAATTGGGTCTCCAGATATAGAGACTATTTTTTTGTCTGGGGTAGCAATAGTCATTATTTTTTCTCCAGCGTAACTACATTATCTGTAGGTGTGGAGTCAAAATCTTCTTCCCCTTTTTGATGAGCTCGAAGAGCTTCGGAAATCATAGATTGAACCATCATATACCCACGAACTTCTCCGCATGCATGTTGATAAGCTTCAAATTTATCAGTTCCCCTACCCATACTTTCTAACATTTCTTTGCGTCTTTCCTCTATCTGGGTTGATAGAAGCATTAACGTTTCCTTGACCATTTTTTATTCCTTTATATTTAGTTTAGTTTCATCCTTAAGTTTTGTTGCTTTTATCTTAGTTGCATTGCGCGACTTAGATTCTTCTTCCCGCAGACTTAAGTCCGCAGCTGTGTTTGTTTGGTTCATTCCCATTTCAACACCCTTTGCATATTGCTGGGCTTCAAACTTAGCCGCATCTATCTCAGTTTTAGTTTGGTTTTCTACCTGAGTTTGACTTATCTCTGCGCCTCTTATCATGTTTTCAGCTACCGCAACATTTGTTTTATACTCTGTTTCTTCTTCTGCTATCGCTGCATCAAGTTGGAGTCGAGCTCCATCAAGTTCAGTTTTAGAAACTATTTCTGTAGTTTTTAATTTTGTATTTAACTCTAGTTTTTGTTTTTCTAGTTCTAACTTAGCTACATCAAGTTGTGTATCGTCTCGCATTTTTTGAGACTTAGCTTGAGATTCTTCTTGTTTAATTTGTAACTCTTGCTGTTGCATTTGAATCAATGGATCTTGAGCTTGTTGTTGTGCAGCTTTTTCTTGTGCAGCTTTTTCTTGAGCAGTTAATAGTTGTTGTCCGGCTCTTGATGATAGTCTAGATATTTCTAATTCCACATCTTCTGGTAATGATTCATTTGGTGGTGGTAATGGTACCCCAAGTGTTTCTTCTAACTGTTGCCTATATTGAAAAGCTAAATGTTCTGCTAAATGAGCATCAAGAGCTGATGCAATAACTGCTGCTTTTGGACTTTGTCCTACTACTTCAGCAATTTGTGGATCACCCTTAAAAGCCATATGTGTTGCAAGATGAGCTTTGTGGTCTTGGTAGATAAATGCTTCTACTGGTTTACCATTTAATATATTCATATTTTCTGATACTGGATCAGTAGGTGTCATGTCGTCATCAGTTGGAATAAGTTTTCCAATATTTTTTACACCTAACACTTCTAACATTTGACGGTTAAGTTCTTTTAAATCATATATGTCAGGATTTTGTTGAGCCATTTGCATAACTGCTTGATACTGTACAACCTTCTGTGCCATAGTTGCAGCATTGGGATCAGCTACAGGAATAAGATTTACTTTATTGTAATCAGATTGTTTAGCTCCAGGTGTTCCTGTTGAAGGGTCATACTGATAATTGGGATCTGTATAATCTGCAATAATATTTTTAAGCAATAAAAACTCTTTTTTCATTGAGTAATATATACGAGCATTAACTGCGGACATTACTTTTAATGTTCTTTCTAATATTGCAAGAGTAGAACCTACTGGAGAGTTAGCTGACATATCAGATACTTTCATATCTGAAGCTGAAGCAAAGCGTCTACCTTCTTCAACAATCTTATCCATTAAAGCTGCAAGCACTTGACTTGGTTCTTTATAAGGCAACATCATTATGTTATCCCTAATTGAACCAGAAGGAGCATCTACATCGCGGAACTCTCCGGGACCAATTGGTGTGTCATCACCTTTAATTCGTAAACCTCTGGCTTTAAATCCGCCCGGTAAGTTTGATAGTGTACCTGCATCAACTAACTGACGAAGAAGCATAGTTCCTGATTTAGCGAAGCCGCCAATTAAATGTATTAGACCAAAGCAATAGAACCCAAATCCTGGAATGTATCCATAATGAACAAAATGCTCACGACGTTTTTTTAACTTATCATCTTGCTTCCAATTACGACGTATAGCTAATATTTCTTGCGTGCCTTTATCAATAGTAACTACATATGGAATAGCTATTCCTGTTTTACCTTCTTTATCTTCATCTTCGTAACCTTCTAAGTCCAGGTTAACATTCATTTCTAATATTTTGTATCTATCATCATTAGTCGCATCAAAACCCATTTGCTCCGCAATCTTTTTTTCTACCGCATCTAAGTCATATGATGGCTCACCCAGTTCTATGTCACGATAAAAACCCATTTGTTGCAAAGTGTGAATTTCTTGTTCGGTCTTTCTCATAACATGAGTTACGCGTGGAGCTGTTTCTAAATTAGAAGAACCATATGGTACAACCATATCTTCAGCTGGCACAAATATAGAAACTTGTCTTTCTAATGCTGGGTCATAATAAACTTTTTTAAATGCATTACCCGCTAATCCTAGACCCCATAACATTCTTTCATGCTCAGGTCTATACTCTGGCATTTTATCCATGAGTTGATAGTTCATGTTTTCTTGAACACGGTGAGATGCTTCAATACACTCTGGAGTTTCTTTACCTATAATAGATGTTTTTACCGGGCCTGCTGCAGGGAAAGTTTCCATCATTGTTTCTGCTTGGAATTTAACTAATGCTTCGGAGAGTAGAGGGTGATACACAGCACATGCACCTTCCCATGGTTCAGATCTTTCTTCTATCTTAAGTCCTAATAGCTCTAAGCCATCAACATAAGTTTCTAACCAATCTTTTCTAGAGTTAACGTCATTACTAAAATCTTCTAGCAGGTCTGATGACAATTCTGTTAAGTACTTTTCATCTAATTCTTCAGCTAAGTTTTTATTAAACTCTTCGTCTTCCATTGCATCTGCATCAATAACTATTTCAGTATCCCCAATATTAATAGTTACACTTTCAGGATCTTCTATTTCTATTTCAATAGGTTCTTCTGATTCAGCCATCTCGTCTATTCCGACTGGAGCTGCATATAATCCTTTATCTACGTCTGCCATAATTTTATCCCTTCGCTCTTTTTTTTGCTGCTTGTGATAATTCTTTAAAATGTACTAATTTCTTTGATGTTTTAGTGTGTGTTTTATTTGTGTGTAATGTACCATCTGACATCTTATGAGTTGAACCTTTATGTTCTTTTCCGTCTTTTGTATAATGTTTAACGCCTTTCATAAAATTTCCTCTGCTTATAATGTGTAGTGTTTCTTCTGACCACGACCTCTAAATAATTTTGGTTCATCCTCTTCATCGTTCGGCAATCTTATAAATCCGCCTTGTCTAAAGCGAGCTAATGCCAAAGTAGTGGAATCAACTAAGTCATCATTAGCTCCACTTGGAAAATCATTACATTCTTCTATTACTTCTTTTGCCCATCGCCTATCGGGAGCCCATACAACACCCCCGCTAAACAAATCTGATACAGCATTTACCCGACTTATCTTGTCTTGGCCTTTCCCCGGAGTGAACTCACCCACTGGAATACCCATTCTTCTAAATTCTTGGTATAGCGCTGCACCATTAGATTTCTTTTCTACTATAAATGCATCGGGTTCCCAATCTTGATACTCTTCTAAACATAACTGCTTAAGTTCTGGAAATTCTAATCGCTTTTTTATGGCGTTAAGTAATATTATAGCGTAGTTATTTGTTTCTTCGTTAAAAAATACACCCCACGTCGTCAATGCGTTGTAATCCGCTCTAGTATTAGCTTCTTGCGCCGCGTCTAATGTCATTATTATAAACTCACAGTCTGGTGGATCTTCTTCTTCCCATATGTTCCACCATTCACGCTTTATAAGTGCCCCTTCTTCTGAAGTTGGGTTCTGCATGTACTGTGCGTTCCAGTATCTTAGGTCTAGTGCAGCTTTTTTACTCTGTAATTCTTCTAACGGCCAAAACTCTGGCCATAACGCTCTTTGTTCACCTAGCTTATCTTCTATTATAGCCGGAAACTCTACAATTTCCCAGTCATCTACGTCGTCATTCTTAATCATCTGGTTAACTATCTGTCCTGTCAGGTCTAATTTAGACCATCTAGTCATAACAACAATAATAGCACCGCCAGGCATAAGGCGCTGAATAGGACCAGATTGAAACCATTCCCAAGCCGGTAAGAACACTTCTGGTTTACCCAGTTTTGCGTCTTGTTCCGAATGCGGATCATCAATGATAAACAAATCTGCACCCCTACCTGCCAACGCACCGCCAACTCCGATAGCAAAGTACTCGCCATCATAATTTGTACCCCATCTCGAAGCCGATTTACTATCTGATTGAAGCTCAACATTTGGAAATACCTCCTTATACGGGTCTGAGCCTACTAAATTCCTAACTCTACGACCAAAATTAACCGCTAAATCAGCGGTATGAGACGCCATAATTACTTTTTTATCTGGGTGTTTGCCCAAAAACCAAGCGGGTGCTAGATATGAAATCAATTCTGACTTGCCATGTCTAGGCGCTATGTTAACAATGACTCGTTTCTTCTTACCGTTTGCTATATCTTCAAAAATCTTAGCCAATCTTGCGTGGTGAGCTCCCACTTTATAGCCAGGATACACTTGGTGAACAAAATCTAAAAAAGTATTTTGACTTTTCTCGATAGATTTTACCTTGTCTAATTGTTCCAACATGGTATGTAGCTCTAACTGTTCATGTTTAGGTAACGAAGTTAACTGCGTTAGTGCTTGCTGTAATTCTGTGTCACTTAATCCCGGAATATCTAGGTTCATTTAGTTAACTTCGTCATCAGCAGAGCCAACTTCTTCATCTATACGTTCAAATGATGTGTCTATAGTTTTGTTTTCTCCGAGCAATTTATATATTTTAGCTTTGATTTGGCTTTCTAGATCTTCGGTAGATGAATGCTTAACGCTTATTTCTGTCTTTTCACTAAACAACCCAACGTCTGAAATTTTACCTAGCAATTCTAAAGCTCTAAGTCTGTGTCGAGCATCGGTGTGTCCCGTGTCCTCTATTAATTTGTTTGTGATAAATCTACGTAGTTGCACGGCCTCGTCAATAACCTGATGATCATAGTCATTTATCATCTGATATAAGTGCTGAACTGTTGCGGGAGTTTGTAAGTGCTTATTGGTTACAGCGTTTAACTTAGCGTCAACCTCTGGATCGGTAAAAGCCTTAAATAAGCCTTCCGCATCTATTTTTTCTTCTGTGCTTGTTGGAATTTCAGCGCCGGCGTCCATCAAAACTTTAGCCGTAGCGGCAGCTACCTTAACTTTGGAGTTAAACGTAGTTGGTTTTTCTTCTTCAAAGTCATCAGGCAGAGGTGTGTTGTCCTCTGGTATAACTGTTAGCGGCATGTTGTACCTCATTCATTGCGCATCAGATGCGTTATTCTAATGAGTATAACTAACTAATTAGACAAAGGCAATAAGCAAACAGTAAAAGAAAAAACATTGTGTATATAGATATATTATGCATTTGCATATTTTACCTGGGTTTATTTATTCATGTGGCAGTGATACTTATTCGCGTTTGAAAAATTTTTTATAATTATTTTTTTAATAGGCCTTTTATTTTAGGGGTGGGGCGGTTCTAGACATTGTCTATGCACAAACCCCGAAAAAGTTCTATTATTTGCGTGGGGTTCACTGTATAGAGCGTGAGGGAGTCCCAAATTTAAAATGCGTGTGTGCCCCCCCAGTACCCTTGCTGTCACCGCGTTTCAAAAACTTGACAATGTGTGCTTTGTGTGCTACGGTCATGGTTAGTCATGACAAGGCGGTGAGCTGTGAGCCAGTCATAGTGCGGAGTTCCAAGCGTTGTGCTCTGTATCGCTTGATACGAGAGGGATTCCATCGGGTTCACTTTGCGAATGGTGGTTCGCGAAGTGAACTCATCATTGTTTTATATCGAATGGACTTTGTCTACTAGTTGACATATAATGTACTTAATCGAGTAGCAATTAAGCCATTCGATAACACAAGGAGAAGTTTCCATGAGTACAGTTAATAACAGAAAAGATTCAAAAGGTATTGTATACACTCCAGCATCACTTAAATTTGCACGTTCGGTTGCAAATGGTTTACATGCTGACAACACTGCGGGGTTACTGGCACAAAATAATCACGCGGTAGCGTTCGGTAATATTATAGATTCAATTTTATTACAGTTACAACCAGACCCCGCCGTTGCAATTGTTTATGATGAATATAAATCAACCAGGGCTCAAGTAATATATTTATTACAGCAAAGAAAAGACGACGAAACAAATCCAGGGTTTGGTTATAAAGAATCAACTGCAACGAAAGTCTGGCAAGACTTCTGGACGTGGGCTACACGCGAACGTGATATTGAAACTCCACGAGCCCCTTCGAAGTCTGCTCAAATAAATGCAAAAGTTAGAGCTGACCTTTTGGAATTATCAGACGAGGAATTAACGGAGCAGAAAATAACCGCGTCGACGAATGAAGATTATACCAGAGCGAAACAAATTAAAACTGAGCTCGACCGCCGTACAAAAGTTGACGAACAGAAAATTAAAAACGAAGATGGAAAAGCATTAACCGCCGTAAAAACTTCGTTGAAAAAATGGATAGGTAAACTTACAGTTAATGAAGTCGCAAGTCTACAGTGGTTAAAATCTAACCCTGAACAATTCGCGAAGATTGTCAAGTTATCCAGTAAATCAAAATAGCATAATCTGCTAACTTAAAAAACCTCGTTCGTTCTGGACGGGGTTTTTTTTCGTTCTCACTTTGCGAAAATTAATTCGCGAAGTGAACCACGTTAAATATTTTACCCCCAATATTTATGACCGTACTATCGAAAGATAGTGAGCTTTCGATCGAAATTAGTTATGACTTCGTTAACTTATTGATTACGCAGTAATATTACAGGTTTGATGTATTATTACAGGTAGACAAGTTAACGTGTATTATTATATTAAGCATATAAGCTATTGATTTTAAATTATTTAAATTTGTAATATTACATTATTACACTATTACAGTTATATATAGTCCTCTGAGGTTTAAAAATAGTTTTGAAAATGTTTCCCTTCGTGAACGCCGTTGGCGCAATGCTGTTTTAAGCTATATGCCTGTAATAATGTAATATTACTGCATAATCAATAGGTTACATAATATAACACATGTAACGAAGTTAACGAGACATGTAATATTACTTAATAATCAATGAGTTACGGTGTAATGTTAGACATTAATTAAACATGTATTATTACTGTGTAATCAATAGGTTACAACGAAGTTAACAAAGTCTACTAATCACGCCTATTACAAGACACCGTCCACTTAGTACCCTCAACACGACATATTGTCCACGACATATTGTCACACTATACGACATATTGTCCACGACATATTGTCGCTTTTACGACATATTGTCTTATTTTACACGACATATTGTCACATACGATACGACAGGGTGTCGTCTTTTCTACCCAAACACACACAGACTTAACTACACGTTATTAATACACACGACATATTGTCGCAAAAGCTGATATAATTAAAATCCACTTAAACAAATGAGAGGTTATTATGTCGATCGAAATTAAAAAAGCACCATCACACCATGAGATTAAAGGGGTTCGACTTCGTGCAAATCTTTCGCAACAAGACTGTGCAAATTTCATGGGAGTGACACACCGAACATGGCAAAGATGGGAACGAGGTGATTCACCAATGCCCAATTATGGGTGGGAATATATAAAGATTATGATAGATAGGAACGAAGTTAAGCGAGTTGAACCAGAGAACGACAAGGCAAAGTTAGCCGATTTAGCAAACGACTGGGGTTCACATTGAATGGACAATGTCTTGAAATATTGCTATAATGGTGTATAGGATGTGGGAACACACGCCTACTTACTTAACTACTAAAAGGAATCGCACTATGAAAAATGATAACAATGAAACATATCGAGAAATGGAAAAGAGATTAAATCGTAACGCGTGGTTCGGTGGAGCTATCGCATTATTATTACCTGTAGCATTTATACTATTCTTTAATCTGTGTCTAATTAAAGGGTGTCTTAATTAAAAAACCACGTTCACTTCACGAAGATTTATTCGCAAAGTGAACTCACACTTAGGAGAAACATTATGGAAGTATGGGCAGAAATTGATGAAATAGATGTAGAAAGAAGGATAGCAGAAGTAAAGAGAGTTTGTTTTTGGGACATGGTATGTATGAGTTTATTATGTAGTGCTATGTCAATGGCAATTGGATATTTATTAGGAGTATCACTATGAGTACAGAGAATAAACGGTCACCAATGTATACATTGCAACAAATAAAAGAAACATGGAACACAGTCTATGGTGAAGACATGACTCTAGAGTACGAAGGTTTTATAGTCGCACTCCAAAATCTGGAGAACGAAAGCGACGACAGCGAGTTAAAAAAAACGATCGAACAGTTAGAAAATGACATGCTCAGTAATACTAATCGCTTTTGCATCAACGGTAATTGCGAAGACTAACGAAGTTAACTAAGGAGAATATAATGGGGTATCGTAGCCAAGTAAAGTGTTTAATTTACGGAGACAAAGATGTAGTAACAGGAATGTTAGCGTTAGATAAATTAGCACCAGACAACAAGAACATAGATAAAGTGTGGGGCTCATGTATGAGTATAGGTACTTTGGAAATGAAATGGCCAAATACTCAAGACAAAGAATCATCAACGCTATGGACGAAGATAACTTTCGACGCCGAAGATGTAAAGTGGTATGAAACTTATGATGACGTAATTTTATGGATGGATTTTATGGCTAAAGCAGAAGAATTAGAACTTGGAGTTGAATTTATACGTATTGGTGAAGAACCAGATGATATAGAACACACTGAATCACCTGAGAGCAATAATTATTTAAGGTCTTGGACCGATATAGAAGATGATTCACCCACTTGCACAGAGGATAAGTTTGAATATGAAGTACAATCAAAAATAAAGGAACTAATATCATGACTAAGAAACAAAGTAACCCAACTAAACGACTATCTCAAACCAGAACATACGTTATAGCAGGTGAAAAATATGACTATACTGCTATATGCAATAAGGTAGTAACTGAACTTAAGAACAAAGAACTAACGCCAAAAGAAATAATAGATTGGTTAGGTATGGATTCACCTGTATCTTGCATACATCTACTACCCACTATGTTAGCTGATGGACTTATCGATTATAGGCGAAAGTACTCAAGCGATATACTGGTATACACATCTAAGAAAAGCAACAGATTACAAGACTTGTTATACCCAAGAGACAAATTTTTAGCTGGGCTTAAATTAACAGGTCATAGAAAAGTGTATCACTTAGGTATGACTATCCACAAAAAAATAAAGTAGAGTTCACATCTACTGGACAATGTATAGTATACGTGCTATACTGTTTATTGAATGGGACGAGTGTCCCTATTTTTACGTCGTTAACAATGTTCACTTCACGAAGATTTATTCGCAAAGTGAACCAACAAGGAGAAACACATGCGTACGACACGTTGTATCAAGACCATAAATAATATGTACCCACGAAGTTATCAAGATGTAGTAAAAGCTTTCGAACAAATACCTCACGTCAATGGAGATTCAGATAGAGTACGACGTCTGTATAACAAGCGTTGTCGCAACCAACAAATTTTCAGAAGTAGTGATGTTGATGTTGGCGATGTGTACACGGTGAGATTACATGGCAGTGATGTAATTGTTTACTACCCAACACACTACAACATATCGCTGTGTGGTTGGAATACAAATACAACACGTAAAACAATCTGTGACTTCTCACCTCTAACGGTTAGCAAGATTGATTGGGTAACAGGTGGTTTTGTACCACGAGATTACTCTGAGTATTGGACACCACCTCACGACCTTAGCCTAGTGATACGGTCACATAGGGAGACAATGTACGTGGGCGACTCTGAGAATCGAATGGAATTTCAATATCATGACTCAGTGAAAGAAGATAGCTCTGTTGCGATATCTGACAATCAGTTTGTCTACCCCATAAAATATAAAGTTGATAGAAAACAAATGACTCGATTGCGTAAAAAGCATAGGTTTCTAAAATACGCACAAGCTATGACCAAGCTGATGCCACAGGAAGTAACCAACGAGTTGTTTCATAAATATCACAACAATAAACTAGCAGAGTTTAATCTTGCCCTGTCACAGTGTGATATGCCATACCACCCCGCCGCAAAAAGATTTACTATTTTCGATCGATGGTGGCTTGCGGTACTCACTAAGGCAGAGAAGAACCCTTGGGAGTCAGTTATATTTATGGAATTATATATTTCAGCCTGTTCAACTAGCCCTAAAGTAGTGGGTAATAGAATGTTACGTCACCCTACATTTAAAAGGATTAAATATCTCTTTGAGAGAGAGTTTAATAAAATGGTTATGTTGCCTTATTTGAATAATCAAGTTTTGGTGCGAGCATAATGCAAGCATCTACAACCGTTCACTTCACGAATTTATATTCGCAAAGTGAACACAACACTAGGAGAACTAAGTATGAGTAATTTAACAGTAACACTTGCAGAAGTAGAAAACCTCATTGCTACAACAGGCAATAAGGTAACAGTGCACATGAAAGGTAATCCTGGAATTGGCAAGTCGTCAGTTCTTAAGGCTCTAGCACAACGCTTTCCAACACACGACTCTGTGTATATAGATTGTGCCGACATCGACTTAGGTGACATAGCTATGCCTGTTATCAATCATGAACAGAAGTCGACAGCGTTTTATCCGAACGAGCGTTTCAAGTTACATACAGGTAGACCATCTATCATTATGCTTGACGAGATAACAAAAGCTAGTGAACCAGTCAAGAACATGCTACTGCCCATTATGCAGGAACGTAGGTTAGGTAATGTAGATTTGCACCCTGACTCAATCGTGTTTTCAACAGGTAACTTAACGACTGATGTGGTAGGCGACCACATGAAAGCACACGTTAAAAACAGAGTGACACAGGTTGTAGTATCACCACCATCAGCAGAGGAGTGGACACCTTGGGCTATTGATAACAATGTAGCACCTGAGATTATTGCATGGGTTTCACAGTTTCCACATTGTATGGCTAGCTATACAGACGAATCACAAAAGGAGAACATGTATATATACCACCCAAACAGACAACAAGATGCCTTCTGTTCGGCTAGGTCATTAGCTCAATCATCACCGCTTGTAGAGCACAGAGAAAAGTTAGGCATGAACGCTACGATGGCAGGACTTGCAGGTACGATAGGTGAATCAGCCGCGAGAGATATGTCCGCGTACTTTAGCTTAGCTGATAGCCTACCAACACGCGAGAGTGTATACACGTCGCCAACATTAGCTACGATACCAAACGACCCGTCTGCACAAGTCATACTTGTTATGAGAGAGTTAGCGTCATTAGAACCAAAGAATGTAGACGCTTGGGTAACTTATATGCAACGACTACCTATGGAGATACAAGCGTTATTTGGGGTAAACATCATGGCATCAAGCAAGAAAACTATGATGTCTAAAAACAAACCATTCGTTGATTGGGCAATTAAAAACGAGCAATTCTTTTAGGAGATAAGAATGACACCACAAGATAGAGTCACAAAGTCACACATAGCTATCATGCGTAGCCCAGAATTTTGTATGTTCTCAGGGGTACTATCGGTAGGTAAGGTTGAGTTCTCTGACAGAGTTCCTACGGCAGGGACTAACGGTAGAGATGTTGTGTATAACCCAGAGTTTATTGAGACTCTGACTGACAAACAACTTAACTTCATTGTGTTACACGAAGCAATACACAAAGCTTTTCAACACATGCATATATGGAAGACTTTGTTTAAGCAAGACCCGCAACTAACAAACATGGCTGCGGACTATGTTGTCAATGCAAGCATTGTCAATGCACAAGATACTAACCCACTATTTGCCGAGATGCCTGATGGAGGGTTGTATGACAAACAATATGCCAACATGACTACTAAGCAGATATACACACTGCTTAAACAGAAACAAGATGATGGCGAACCTCAAGATGGTGAGTCTCTTGACTCGCATGACTTTGATGGGGCAGATAAATTGACTGCAGAAGAACAAGTACAAACTCAAAAGGCTATTGACCAAGCACTACGCCAAGGTGAGATTATCAGGGGTAAGTTAGGCGGTAAAGTTAACCAGTCTGTTGATAAGATACTCAAGCCAAAGGTTGATTGGCGTGCACAGTTACGTGAGTACATGACATCGATATGCCGTAGTAAAGACTATAGTACATGGCGCAGACCTTCTAAGCGTTTCATAGGTCAAGACATCTATATGCCTTCGACTGTAGGGGAAAGCATGGGCAATCTTGTAGTGGCTATTGATACATCAGGCTCGATCGGTGCTAAAGAACTTCAACTCTTTTTGTCAGAGGTTGTGTCTGTGTGTAGTGAGGTACGACCTAAACGAGTTGACCTTTTGTACTGGGATTCAAATGTAGCCCGTCACGAAGTTTACGAAGAGGGTCAGTACGAAAGTTTGTTTGATAGCACTAAGCCAGTTGGTGGAGGTGGCACTACGGTAGGGTGTGTTAACAAATTTATACAGGAAAAGAACTTAGAGCCTGAAGCAATACTAATATTGACTGACGGCTACGTAGAGAATGACTGGGGAGGTTCGTGGCAACACCCCACTCTTTGGGTTGTGACAGAAAGTACAACCCTATCGCCACACGGTAAGACTATTCATTTAGACAATAACTAAGGAGAATCACATGGCATTTAGTATACCAATGAGTACCGCAAGAGCACTAAAAAATGTATCAGTAACAATAGACTTAAACATGTTAGGGCATCACAAAATAACACGTATTGTTAAAAATTTACGTGGGGGTGTATTTAATCACGATAGCTGGACCACATCTTTGCCATCGCAAATTACAGCTCATGCTTTCATGCACGATACTGAATCTGCGTTTTTTGGTTGTGTTAACCATAGGCAATTAGTGTGGCAGAATATACCGCAAGATAGCAAAGTATGGGATCAAATTAAAAAAACCCTAGCCTTGTTAAAGCTATCAGACACTAGTGATAAAAAAATAGAGTGTATACCTACGGTGATGTCATTTATAACATCAGAAAAACGTGTTGATTATTATAATGGGTATGATTCTGGTACAGATTATCATCCTAATTTTATTACCCCACTGTCGGATATAACGCAGAAGGAGAAGGCTCACATATTCGCCCATGCCATGTATAGATTGGCAGAAGACTGCATTAGGGATATGGTTCGTAATAAAAATTTAAAAATTATACAAACAAGTAATCATATACTCGAATTAGCTGACGCAATAGAGTCAGGGAAACAAACAGAGTACACAATTATTACACCGCTTGATGAACGCCTAGGTCAAAGTGGTACAACCCCTGCAATTCGCAACACTGAAGCAAGATTTATTTATTCATAAAAGGAGAAACATTATGAGCAATATCAGTATAGCTACAAGCGCAGTACTTATAGACCTTAACATATCTATGTGGACTGCACGTAAGTTAGATAGAAGTGTATCTAAAGAGATTGATGTTAACAAGAACACACAGGTAAGTGCGGGTAATTACAACAAACACTTGTTAGCAGGTTCGGAACAGTTAGCTAAGATAGGTAAGCTTGCGAGTGAGATTAGAGATTGGCATGGTAGACAAACATTACCATGGTCAGATACAGGCACACGTCTCTTACCGATGAGTAATTTCTTTGACTACAAAACACAGTTGGCCGATTATGAACTGCAGTTTAATGAACGAGTCAATGAGTTTTTAGTTAACTATCCTCGCATAGTTACTATGATGGCTTACAACTTAGGTAAATTGTTTGACAGAGCAGAGTATCCTGATGCTGAACAGATAAGAAATAAGTACGCTATGCGTTATACCATCATGCCTGTACCAGAAGCAGGAGATTTTAGGGTTGACATAGCTGACGATATTAAGTCTCAGATGAAGTCAGAGTATGAAGATGCATATACTAGTAGGGTTGAACATGCAGTAGGTGACGCGTGGTCACGACTACACACCACACTACAACATATGGTAGAGCGTTTAGGTGGTAACGATAAGAAAATATTTCGTGACAGTCTTATTGATAATGCCTTAGACTTGACAAGTTTGTTATCTAAGCTTAATGTAACTAATGACCCAAAGCTAGAGAACGCTCGTAAGGAACTAGAAAAGTCCTTATCAGGTGTATCTGCTGAGGAACTAAGGTTAAGCCCGCAACTAAGAACAGATGTAGTAAGTAGGGTATCTGCAATAATGGAGAAATTTTAATGAAGATATACAGAAGTAAGAGTCTTAAAGAACACAAGCATCTTATACCTACTGACCACGCCGAGAAAATATCCCTGCTGCGGTTGGTAGCGGTAGGAGAATATCTAACTGGTGTAGGGACACGCGATGACGATTTCTTTTTGATATGTGAAGATGAGAACGACGATATGTATCTTCAGTTTATGTCAATACAAATGAGAACTTTATCAACTAAACCAAAAGCTTTTGCGGTTAAGTTTACTAAGCAGCAAGTGGAAAAAATGTGTGATATAGATAACTATATACGCGAGGTGACAAACGACGAACAGAACATTGTTGGTTGGTTTAGGTTGCGAATGAACCAAACTCCCTTCAAGAAATTTCTTGTTCCACAATTCGGAGAGAGGTCATGAACGATAGTCATGAGTTACACGGTATGGTAAATGATGCTTTTGGTGTACCAATCAAGGTGACTGTAGATATTGAGTATAGTGTGGAGGACTATGACCAAATTCATATAGAGAGAGTTACCTATATGATATGCGGTCGTAACTTACCATACAAACTTGCAGACGATGAGTATGATTTAGCTGTTTCAGAAATTACTGAAATTTTGTTAGAGCAAGGGAGTCATGAACAAATGGAACTATCCTATGCACCATCAGAAATAGATGACACACACTTAAACCCATATGGAGATCGAAGATGAAGAATAACAATGGAACGTGGTTAGCAACAGGATTATTAATTGGTAACTTAGTAGGTATGGGGCTATTATATATCTACGAGCGGTGGGAAGAAAGTACCACACCTAACGAAGTCGTATGCCAAAAAGGTATGTCATACGAACAAGCGACTTATGGTTCAGGGGTGTATCTAAGAACTGATATTGAATGTTTAAATTGGGAGGATAAGTAATGATAAAAGCATCAGACGTTGATTATATTCATGTTGAGCAAATTACTTTTAGTGTAGTCATGAG